TTCCATCTACATACCAGACATCTCCTTCACCTATTGGTGCTCCAGATCCCTGTGCAAATGTTACTTGCTGATCCCATGTATAAGGTCCATTCCTATAAGGTGGACTTGCTGGGTTTCCCCCTACTGCTTTTAATCCTTGTCCCATTTTTAATTAAGACAAGATTAGTAAGCCCAAATAAGGAATGTTCCTCCATTTGTTCCAGAACCTCCTGATACTATTGTTGCTGTTCCAGTTGTAACTGATGTAGTTCCTTCTGTTGCTTGAACAGTTACACTTCCTTCAGTTGTTTCCTCAAAAGCAAGAACTCCTGCCAATTTGCTAGCTCCATAGTTTTTAAGATCAATTATCAAACTATCTGTACCCCACACAAATGTGGCTGGCACTCTAACTTGTAAACATTTAAGTCCTAATCCTGGTACTATGTCACTTGTAACGACTCCACTTGTTGTTCCGTCTGTAAAATCTGTCATATTTTTTTAACCTCCCATAATTTAATTATTCATTCCCTTAAAAGGGTGCGTTACTTTTTCTGTCTAAATTAAAAAATAAAATTTAATCTAAAAAGCAACAAAAAGTATTTACAATATATTATCTATGAAACTATTGAACTTAGGATTCTTCATCACTAGACACTCGTATATCTTTAAGAAAAACTTGTCTGAGTCGTTAGCTTTACCTAACCTCTCGAAAGTCATATCTTGAAGAACTCGCATCTCGATGAAATCTGTATCAAGGAAGTATATTTGTTTTGCGCCTGAAACATTACTCAAATACTGTGACGGGAGCAGTGGTACTGGCCCAACCATCGTATGAAGTAAAACTGCAGAAGGGACACCAAAAGGCAATACTCCTCCTGGAATATCACTTGGATTATACCTGAATGTATCAACTATAATCTTTCTAACGTCTTTAACTGCAGCGCTCGATCCAATTCCCAATTTGATAATACCAGAATCATCAAAAGAGTATTGTGCCGCTGTTTCAATATCGTCAAATGTTAATGCAGCACCTGATAAATCTACTACATTAGTTGTAGATTGTAACTTCACAATTCCTGAGAATTGTGTTGCATCAGTAGTGGCGTCACCATTTACGATCAAATTTTCTTCCAATTCCTTTAAAGCTCTTGAAGCTGTGACAATACGTAATTGCATAGCATTCGGAACACTAACATTTGAAAAAGCACTTCCCCCTAGTCCGCTTCCAGTTCCCTGGAAACCTTCAAGAACGAATGCAGGTTGGCCAGCTAAGGCTTGTCCTGTAACTCTTCCAACTGAGTAAAGATATTTGATAGCAACTGAGTTCCTATCCATAGTATCATTAGCTTCTGGGAATGCAGCATCTTCGTATGCTGTGAATGCATCGCCCTTATCAGTTATGTTATTCCAATCAGCGTACATACCAAGGTTTGTGACTCTTGAAAATAACTCCACAAGTGGGGTTCTTTTCCTAGTTTCATCAACAATCATTGGAGATAAATAAACAGGAATCATCGCATATCCTGCAGTTCCAGCTCCACCTTGCTGTGTAGTTGTGGCTTTAAAACCAGCTTGTGGTCTTAAATCCATTCCGCTACTTGGGTCCCAATACTTTGTCTTATGCTGTAAGTTTCCAAAAGTTTTATTGTATGCTTCTTGCATATCTAAACCTTCAGTACTTCCAGTAAAAGCATTTTTTGCCATCTTAAAATAAGCTCAAAGGATCAACAGATTTTCCTTCCGCCTCAGCTTTTGCTTTTTTCACATCAGTGTCCTGAGCACCTTTAGACTTGTGAATTGGTTGTGAAAGTGCTTCTGTGATCTTCAATAGATTCTTTGAAATTTCTTTCAAGTCCTCTTTGATTCCTACATTCTCTTTTGCAACTTCATCGTATTTAGCCGTCAAAGTTTTCATTTCTTCTGACATGGATTTAAACATAGCTTTTTGTTCAGCTTCAGTAGATTCATTGCCATCATCCGGTTTAGGATCTGGATCTTTATCCGGAGTCGGTTTTGTATCTTCGTCTGTCATCTTAGAATTTTTGTTAAAATTTAATTTATTATGCCCGGGGATCCCGGTTGAATTTGATTTGCTTTTCACAATTAAGGTTTTCTCTACAGAAGGATCTATTTCCTTTCTTTTCTTATATTCTTCTAGAGCATCCATTGATTTTGTAAAAACATTAACCAACTGTGCTTTGGTATTGCAAGGGTTTCCAGTTAAAGCAACATTCAATAAAGTCACATCATCCAATACTCTGATACTTCTTCCTTCTTTTTCTTCATACTTAATTTCTTTTGGTAAAAATGCAACAGAAAAAGCATCTAAATAACCATCTAGCAAATTGCCCTTAGTATTTTTATAATTAGTATTGTGTCTGTTTATTTCTCCCTTAACTCTAGTTGAATATCTATTCTTCCCGAGATGCTTAACGGTTGCATCTATGAGTTTTCCAGCAGGAATTTTTGTTTTATTAATTTCTTTTTCCTCGTGAGTATCTCCCTTGAAGGCTTCATGCTCTAAATCAAGTTTCATGTTTCTTTCGAGGATTTGTTTTTGCATAGACTCTTGACATTTCTTACTCATTATGTCATCAACAAAATCTATGTCATTTGTAGAAATATCTCCCTCAACAAAAGTGTGCTCTACTCCTTTAATTTCGACAATATTCACATTCAAAGGGGTTGAGAATGTAAATGAAGAGATATTAGAATCCATTTTTAATCTCCATAACTATTTCATTTTGTGAATATTGATAACCATATTTTTCTGATAAAATAGATTGCAACATCTTCCTCCAATGTTTTCTATTAAAGTTTGTTTTTACATGACAACTTCCACAAAGACTAATGCAATTCTGAGGAACAGTCAATTTCTTATTATAATTAACGTGATGAATATCTAGTGCTCTATTCAATTTTTCCCTATGAATACCACATAGCATACAAACTTGGTTATCTCTTTTTCTTATTGCTCTTTTAAATTTATTATTAAAAGTTTTATCATATTGCTCGAAGGATAATCCACCTTGCCAATTTGGAGCGTCTTTTCCAGTTCTTGATTTTGCCCTATTACTAAGAATTATTTTTGTTTCTCTAGTGTGTGATTTATTCAACATTCCCCTAGATGATAGATGTGTCCCCTTATTCCATACTTCTCGCCCAATTAAAGATTCTCTCATCTTTTTTTTTGACTCTTCAGAGTGAGATTTACCATAAAAATAATTTTTCTTTCCAAGATGTGCTTTACTAATATTCTCTTTATGTTGTTTAGATAATATTTTCCCTGAATGATACTTCCTAAGTTTATTTTTTAATTCTAAAGCTCTCTCTTTCCCATATATCTCTTCATAGGTCTTACCTTTTTTGTAAGAAACTCTTTTTGCTTCTTGGGTCATGTTAGTTATATGTCAAAAATTATTATAAACCTATTTGCTATAATTCAGAAGTTAAATAATATCTAACACATCAGATAATTTCTTAAAATCAACCTTAGAATATACTTTAAGGACCATCTCACTTTGTTTAAAGATATTTGCTCCGACTTTCAAATCTCTTATTTTATTTATTTTTATCGGAACAATAATATCTATTTCCCTAGAATTATATTTAACAACCGTGGCACAAATATCCAAATGATATTCTTTTTTTACCTTTCTAGATCTTCCTCCAAGATCCTTTATCTTAGTTGATATTAAAACAGCATCAGCAGTAAATGTTTTGTCTGTCCTTTTTTCTAAGATCGCGTCTGCTGTGAAAGTCTTTTCTGATTGATCTTTTAATAATGCATCTGTAGTAAATGTTTTTTCATTATCTTTAGCTTGAATTAATGCATCAACTGAGAAGGTCTTGTCTGAAGTTTTTCTAATTATTGAATCTCCTGTAAATGTCTTTTCTGAGGTTTTTCTGATCACAGAATCAATTGAGAAAGTTTTTTCTAATGTTTTTTTCAAATACGCGTCAACAGATAGAGTCTTATTTGTGGTCTTTCTAAGAAAAGAATCTATGGTTAGTGTTTTATCAGTTGTTTTCTTTAAAAATGCATCTACACTCATAGTCTTTTCATTATCTGATTTCTTCAAAATAGAATCTATTAAAAATTCCTTCTCAGATGTCTTTCTCAAAATTGAATCTCCTGTAAAAGATTTCTCCTGGGTTTTTCTAATAATTGCATCAAGAGTTAATGTTTTCTCCTCTTGTTTCTGTAAAAAAGAATCTACTGTAAAACTCTTTTCTATGTTTGTTTCCTGCAATAATCCATCCAGGCTTAATGTTTTCTCTTTAGTTGCCTGTAAAAAGGCATCAACTGAAAATGTCTTTGCAGTTGCAGATGTAAGTACAGCATCACTTGTGAGTGTTTTTTCAAAAGTGGCCTTTAATATGGAATCTCCTGTAAATGTTTTTTCAAAAGTGGCCTTCAAGATTGAATCAATTGTAAACTCTTTAGTTTGGCTCTTTCTTATCAT